CGCGCTCCAACTCAGTGCAGCCGACGCAGCCTCCGCTGCGACCCCACTTGCGTCCGTCTCTGCAAGTGGTGTGAAGTCATCGGCCTCTCGGAAGAGGCCAAACGCACCCTCCGCACGTACTCTTTACGGCGGCTTCGGTCCCACGGATGTTATCCGTGAGGACTCGGGTGCGTTGGCTGGGCTCCGCAAGCTCTGGAGAGAGCAAGCGGCGCCAACCAAGGGGTTGTGGTGTGGGAAACCTACGAAGCAAGCCATTGCGGCTCGTAGGGAGGAGGGAGGACGTGCGCGAGGTGTCGACGCGTCTGCCTCCGGCTCTCGGACCACTCCCGGCGTGCAACTCTTGGTCGGGGGTTGTGCGTCTGACCGCCATCCCGCAGCGAACCCGATCGGCTTTAGCCGATGGGCGCGTCGCCGCGGTCCGGACGGGCGTTCGCCGTTGACCCGACTCGGTAGAGTCGTGCAGAGCTGGCCGCAGATCCTAGCAGCCCATGAGCTCGCCTTCGGGCGGCTCCGGCCGATGGATCGCCATCGCTCGGCCGTCGCTGCCTGTCAGCAGCTCCATGCGATGGTTTGGACTGCTGTCTCGGGTCCAGATGGCGTCTCCGCGTGGTGCGTCGAGCGCCGTCGCCACGCCTGCGAGCAGGTGCGCGGCAATACGGCGCGAGTAGCACTCGCGAAGACGGCTTACGGGGACGCCGAGAAGGCGCGGATCGCGGCCGAATCTGCACTCGCCTCCGCCAACGTGTCTGTCGATCGGGCGCTGACGGCGCATCGGGCCGCAACTGAAGAGTTGGGCCAGACCGCTCGTTCAGCGACACGTTTGGCGGCTCGGTCGGTTCGCCTGGCGGGCGCCGCCGCTGTGCTCCATGCCAGTCGCAGCAAGGCCTCGAAGGCCAATCGGGCTGCAGGCAGAGCTACCCGTGTCGCTGCCACCGCTCGACGCGCCCTTGCGGACGCGGAGCAGAAGGTGGTGGGCTTCGGGCGCGGGGTGACGCGCAATGCGGCGAACCTGGCGGCAGGACTGTCTCGCGCCTTCGCGGGGAAGGCGACGCCAATCGAAGAAGAACGCGGTCTGTCCGAAGCCGCTCAGCGTCTCACTGGCCAGAAGGCCGTGATTGCTGAGCGCGACTTCGAGTCGATCGTCGACTTCGCCGGCACGCTCATAGCGAAAGCTGATGAGCATGTCGGTGGCGTGCCGATGCCCGCGCCGAACACGCACGCTTGCGGCGGGTACCAAGATGGTGACCCGGGCTTTGCCCGAAGATCGGGCGGCCAGAAGCGTGCCGTGAACGGCTGGGAGAGGCGCGATGGTCTCTGCCGGTTCCGAGGCGAGCATGTCGCCAGCCTTCTGCTGGCGCGCCGGGAGGTCCGGAGAGCGGAGGACTTCAGCGACACGGCCAAGGCGCGTCTCGAGTCGCAGCTGGACGATGCACTTGAAATGTGCTGCGTCTGGACCGGGATTTCTCCTGGTCCGGATGCGTTCGCCCAGCTCGATCGATTCGACTGGCTCGGCCGCGCGAGCGCCCAAGGACGTCTTGATGAGATCATTCCTGATCTCGACGAAATCATGGACGCCCACGACCGCGCGATGTCCGCTCTGATGTCCTCTGACTCGCCGGCCGCCGTCCGCGTTCGCGACGCACGGGCCTGGTTCGCCTACCTCCGCAGCTTGTCGCCGGGCGGCAAGTGGTGTCGCGATGACAGCCACCGCCGCGCGGCGCGGCAGGCAGGCTTCGGGCCCGTGTTCGGCCGCTCCCCTGAGCGGGCGGATACGGCGGCCGCGGCGGCGTCCGGGGTGGCTGCTGTTAGGCAAGCCGCGCGCAACCTCTCTGCGCGCAGCAACAGCGATCCCACCACCGCGCGTCTCACGGTCTTCGGCAACGAGACAGCAAAGCTGCGGGTGGCCACGCAGCACGAACCTTCGGTCGTGCTTCTTGCGCGTGGCATTACCCAGTGGCTGCTGGCTCGGCTCCGCAACGTCCGAACCAACCGGCGCATGCTCCGCAATGAGCCGGTGGTTCTCCGCGGTACCCCGGGGGCGATCGGGTACTCCGCGGATCTCAAGAAGGGCACCGATCCTATATCGGTAGCAACCGCTACCAGGATCGTGGGCGTCCTTCTTGAGAAGACGGGAGCGCCGAAGTGGATGCGAGACGCGGCGCCGTGGTGCACCGGCCGAATGACTCTCCAAGCCGACCTAGCCGGCTTGGCCTCGGAGTTCGCTGGCAAGCCGCTCACGAGCGGCGCACTCATGGGTCTCGGGCCCAGCTGGGTCGTCATGTCGATCCTGAACGATTGGGCCGCCCGCAGAAGCGGGGGGCCCGAATCGTATCAGGTCAACGGTGACGACCTCGCTGCGCTCTGGGAACCCAGTGGGTGCGACCGCTACGAGCGAAGGATCGAGCGGGCTTGCCTTGTTCCGAACCGGGACAAGAGCTTCCGTGGTCCCGGCGTCGTCTTCTGCGAGGCCTTCGGAGAGGTTCGGCCGGCTGCGTCTGGGCGCGGAGTCGTCGTGCGCATCGTGCCCTCACTTCGCCTCGGGGAGGCGTCGGGTGTGAAGTCGTTTGAGGGCGACCGCGGCCATTCGACGGCGGACCGCCTGCGAGCCTTCGCTGCAGGGGCCGTGCCGAACGGCTTTGGCCGTACGCATCGACGAGTGTCCGCGCTGGCGAGGCAGACCCAGCGGCGCGTCAGTCTACGTCGCGACGGGCGGGAGCCCGGAAGGATTTCCGAGGGCGGGAGTGGTTGGGGCCTGGCGAACGCTCGAACTGCTACGGTCTTCCTAATGGGTGGTCGTACTTCTGTTGCCACCGTTCGGAAGACCGCAGACGAGTCGTTGCGTGCCAAGGCCCTTCGTGCCGAAGCTTCGGCACTCCCATCGTCAACCGCCCCGCGGTCCGAGCCGAATGCGCATACCACAACCGTGGCGGATGCGACTCTGGCAAGGGCCACGGCTGCCGCCGCGGACGCAGAGATCGACGGCGCCTGGGTGGCCAGGTGCAAGGCGCCGAGCGTCACCAAGCGACACCACCAGGACCGCCTGTCCTGTCGTTGGAAGCTCGCCTCAGCAGAGAACCCCTTCAGTCTGCTGAAACAAGCCGATGCATTGCATCGCTGGGACGCTCGGCAGCGTGCCATTGCCCACCGGCACTTCAAGGCCGGCCGGTGGGGACCCGGCTTGGCCTACCTCGCGACGCATTCGCGGCGCGTCGAGGACATCAGTCCTCCTTCCCTCAGAAGCTACAACTGTCAGCTCCAGAGGTCCCACAACACGTGGGCGCAGAGGCGACTAG